AAGTAATGAAAGTAATTTATAAATCTAAAATTAAAAATGTCAAGTTTTCAGAAGAAAAAAAATTTTTATCAATTTAAAGTATTGACATATCCATTCTCCTGTGTAAATAATCCTACATATGCTATTCGAGGAACAAGTATCAAGGAAACCAAATCTCTATCCGTGGACAGAAGAATTTGTAAACGCCATGCATAATGGCTTTTGGACTGACAAGGAGTTTAACTTCCAGTCTGATGTACAAGATTTCAAGGTAAATCTTAACGACCAAGAGCGAGAGATCGTGAAACGAACTTTGTCTGCTATTGGTCAAGTTGAAGTTTCTGTAAAGAAATTTTGGGCAAATCTCGGGAATCACCTACCCCATCCAGGTATCACCGATCTTGGCTATGTTATGGCTAATATTGAGGTTATTCACAACAATGCTTATGAGCGCCTTTTAAGTGTTCTAGAGTTGGAAGATGTCTTTGAAGAAAATCTAAAATTACCGATTATTAAAGGGCGTATTGACTACTTAAAAAAATATCTAGAAAAATGCTACAAAGATGACAAAAAACAATACATATACTCTATGATTTTGTTTACATTGTTTGTGGAAAATGTGTCACTATTTAGTCAATTCTATATAATTAATTGGTTTAATAGATTTGATAATGTTCTCAAAGATACAGCTCAACAAGTAGCATATACAAGTCGTGAAGAAAATATTCACGGATTGGTGGGTACAAAAATATTAAATACTTTACGAGAAGAATATCCAGATTTATTCAACGCAGATTTGCCAGATAGATTAAAAGAAGAGGCTCAATGCGCATTTGAAGCAGAGTCTAATATTATTGATTGGATTATTGGCGATTATGATAGAGAAGGATTAAATGCCGATATTTTAAAAGAATTTATAAAAAACAGATTAAATGAGTCACTAGAACAAATTGGTTTTGAGAAAGTTTTTGAGGTTGACAAAGAGAAACTTTCTCTTACTATATGGTTTGATGAGGACGTATTAGGTAATTCTGCTACTGACTTTTTCTTTAAAAGACCTACCGAATACTCCAAAAAAGACAAATCGTTTGACGAAGAGGACTTATTTTAATGAAAGATTATTATTGGCTTAATAGAGATTCAAGAACATTCTTAAAGAGAGGATACCTAGACGAAGGAGAAACTCCAGAAGAAAGAATTAAGAACATAGCTGACGCAGCTCAAGAAATACTGGCTATACCAGGCTTTTCTGAAAAGTTTCAAAGTTATATGTCTAAAGGATGGTATTCACTATCGTCACCAATATGGGCTAACTTCGGTAAACAAAGAGGCTTACCCATATCTTGCTTTGGTTCTTATATTGATGACACGATGGAATGTATTTTAAAAAAATCTTCAGAAGTTGGAATGATGACCAAATGTGGTGGTGGAACATCTGGTTATTTTGGCGCTTTAAGAGAACGTGGCTCTGATATCGGAAGTGGCGGTAAGTCTAATGGACCAATACACTTCTTGGAAATATTTGAAACAATTGCAAATGTTGTATCACAATCAAATGTTCGTCGCGGTAGTTTTGCGGCCTATCTACCAGTCGAACACCCAGATATTTTAGAGTTTTTACAAATCAGAAATGATGGGCACCCAATCCAAAATCTATCAATTGGTGTTACAATTAGCGATGCATGGATGAAAGAAATGTTGGCTGGCGACAAAGATAAGAGAAAAGTTTGGGGCGCTATAATCAAAAAACGTTTTGAAAGCGGATACCCTTATATATTCTTCAAAAACGCAATGAACAGAAATGCACCACTAGTTTATCAAAACAAAGATTTAGAAATATATGCTAGTAATTTGTGTTCAGAAATAGCATTACATTCAAATCCAACAGAATCATTTGTTTGTAATTTATCATCTTTAAATGTTTTGCATTATGAAGATTGGAAGGATACAGATGCACCAGAAATATTAACTTACTTTTTGGACGCAGTAATGACCGAATTTATTGAAAAATGTAAAGGCAAACCTTTTATGGATGCACCTAGAAACTTTGCTAAAAACCAAAGAGCTTTGGGTATAGGGGTTTTAGGTTGGCACTCTTTACTGCAAGCAAAAATGATTCCTTTTGAATCAATGCAAGCTAAATTCTTAAATCAAGAAATACATAAAACAATTCAAGAAAAAACCAAATACGCAACCAAAGAATTAGCCAAGGTTTACGGAGAACCACCTTTATTAAAAGGTTATGGTGAAAGAAATGTCACAACTATGGCTATCGCACCAACCACATCTAGTTCTTTTATTCTTGGTCAAGTATCCCCGAGTATCGAGCCACTTAATTCAAACTACTTTGTAAAAGATTTAGCTAAAGGTAAATTTACATATAAAAACCCTTATCTAGAAGACTTGTTAGAGGAAATGGACAAAAATATCCCAGAAGTTTGGAAAAGTATTTTAGTAAAAGGCGGTTCAGTTCAACACTTGGATTTTTTAAGTGATGAAGAAAAAGCTGTATTCAAAACATTTGGAGAAATTAGCCAAAAAGAAATAATAATTCAAGCAGCCCAAAGACAAAAGTTCATAGACCAATCACAGAGTTTAAACATCATGGTGCATCCAAAATCATCACCAAAAGACGTTAGTCAACTTATGATTTTTGCTTGGGAACAAGGAATTAAGACACTTTATTACCAAAGAGGCACTAATCCATCTCAAGAATTAAGCAGAAATTTGCTAGAATGTGCGTCTTGTGAGGGATAATGAGTGTAAAACATTCTAATGTCCGAGAACGAAGATAGATTAACACGTATGGAGGAGAAGATAGACAAACTATCTGACGCCATAGTTTCGATAGCAAGAGCAGAAGAAAAACTCATACAACTAGGAACACTTACTGACGTGTTATTTAAAAAAATAGATGACATGAACACTCGTATGGTTGAATTAGAAAAAACAACAGCCGAAACAAAAGCTTTCATGAGTGGGTTCAATAAAATTACCTGGGTTTTTGTTAGTGGATTACTTACTGCTATAGCTGGTATTGTAGCTTATAAATTGTGGGGATAAATTTTTAAAATATGTGTAAAGAATATCATGGAGTTAGATTTTACAGATAAAATTTTGGCAGGTAGACCTGGACCTAAAAGTTCTGCCCAAACACCTTCCAAACCAGAAGAGCGCAAAAAAGGATCCACGAAAAATAAACCTGGTTCGGCAGGAACGTCTCCCGACTCCAAAGAAAAAGCTGAAAAAATCCTAAAGAGACAAGATGATAAGTCAAGAGTGACAGCTGCAATTACTTTCAGTGAAAAAGTCACCAACTCCCTCAAAAACAAGGTTAAAGAGCATAATGAAAAACACTCCAGAAAAGTGACTCTGGGGATGCTAAAAAAGGTTTACAGAAGGGGTGCTGGTGCATTTTCCGGTTCTCATAGACCTGGTCAATCACGTGCTTCTTGGGCTATGGCTCGAGTGAACATGTTCTTAAAAATGATGCGTGGTGGTAAAGTTAAAGATTCTTATCGTAAAGCAGATTCTGATGTAGCTAGAGCTTCCGAAGAATCAGTTGCAAGCTTACTAGATGTTGCAGAAGTTTGGTCACCAGGAGATTTTTTCGAAGGTCAAGACATCTCTAAAATAGATTTTGCACTTGCTAGAATAGATTTACTTGGCGCTGGCTGCACGCACGATGAATTATTAGAAGGTGATGCTTCATTTGAAGAACCTCAAGAAGAAATAGAAGAGGTTATTGAAGAAACATCCGAAGCCAAGGAAAAAAAAACTTTAAATAAACCCTTTCGTTTAAGTGGCGACAAAAAAAAATTTGGCGTCTATGTAAAAAACGACAAAGGTAATGTTGTAATGGTAAAATTTGGCGACCCAAACATGGAAATCAAAAGAGATGATCCAGAGCGTCGCAAGTCTTTTAGAGCTCGCCATCAGTGCGATACAAACCCAGGCCCTAAATATAAAGCGAGATATTGGTCTTGCAGACAATGGGAATCTGGTCGTAAAGTTGAAGCTGAACTAGAATCAGACGCAAGTCTTTTAGAAATAAACCCTGATTTAGCTACAGTAGAAATAATCCAAGAAGAAGGATTGTAATGTACAAAGAATGGGGCAATATGAAAATTCTGTTCAAATTTTAAAAAATATAAACACTTTATGGCAAAAAAAGTATAATTATAGTATTTTTAAACTATAATACACCATATAATGATAACTTATGGTATTACAGTTTGTGACGAGGTTTATGAATTTAAAAGACTTGTTGATGGATTAAACCCCTATTTAATTAGCGGTGAAAAAATTATTGTTCTAGCAGACCAAAACAAAACAGATCCAAAAATAAAATCTTATTGCGAGTATCTAAATATAGACTTTCATCTATTTGACTTTAAGAGAGACTTCGCATCGTTTAAAAATCACTTATTAAGTTTAGTGGAAACAGATTATTTATTTCAAATTGATGCAGACGAACAAATTCCACCAACCTTACTATTACAATTAAGGCAAAACATACAAGCTGGTCGAGATTTATGTTATATACCTAGGGTTAACATTGTACACAATATTACCGATCAAGATATACAAAATTACAATTGGCAACTTAATGAAAAAGGTTGGATACAATTTCCAGATTACCAACCTAGATTAATTAAAAAAAGAGACGGTTTAAAGTGGGAAGGTAAAGTTCATGAACAGATAGTTGGTACACAAGGTTTTATGACGATACCACACGATGTAAAAAATGTAGAGTTGTATTCTATATTGCACGTCAAAGATATAGAAAAACAAAGAAAACAAAATGAACTCTACGATCAAATCACCGTTTAACAAGATTGCATTTTTTACAGAAAATGATTTTGAGGGTTATGTTCCTAGAAATCACGTGAATATGCGAACAGAATTTGCTTGGATGGTAGCCCTAAATGCTTATCATCACAAACTAGGAACTTACCCAAAAGAAAAATTTGATTTAGGTATAGTAATTACTTCTAAAACTAAACCAGAATTAACAGACATAAAAGAACTAAAAAAACACTGCGATCAAGTTGCAATTATGCAAGAAGGGCCGTTTTGGTATTTTCAAGATTACGATATGCAACACCAAGTTAATTACTATAATAATTTAGCTTTGGCAGATATAGTTTTTTGTCATAACGAAGTAGATAAATTTTATTTCAAAGGGTTGTTACAAAACAAACCAGTTTTTAAGTTACAGTCCTTAATGATTGAAGATGCGGTTGTTGATGTTTGTCCTCCAGAACAAAGAAGCGGAGTTATGATTGGTGGTAATTTTGTTAGTTGGTATGGAGGTTTTGACTCTTGGAGATTAGCAAAGTATTTTACTGATGATATCTATATGCCTTCAATGGGTAGACATCAAAAAGGAGAAGAAGGAATAGGAATTAAAAAAATTCCTTTTACATTATGGTCTGGTTTTATTAAAGAATTATCAAAAAGAAAATTAGGTATACATATGATGAGAACTCATGCCGCAGGCACATTTGCCTTAAACTGTTCTTATTTAGGTATACCTTGTATAGGTTACAAAGGTCTCGATACTCAATCAACACTACATCCAGATTTATCTTTTGATGATGGAGATTTATATAGAGCTAGTAGATCTTTAAATAGGCTATGGAATGATGTTGACTTTTATAATCATTGCGCTAACGTAACAAAAGAAAACTACCAAAAACATTATACAGAAGAATGGTTCTTGAAAAACTTTAATACATCTACAAGAATTTGGAAAGACACAATAAATGGAAAAAGTTAATATAGTAATAGCAATAGACGACCTACATCCAGAAAAAAACTATGGATTAGAAAACGATCAATCAACTAAATATCTTCAAGAACTTAATGAAGATTATGGATGCAAGTTTAATTTATTCATACCATCTAATTGGCATGGACAGTTTCCAGTATCAGAACATAAAAACTGGTTTAAATTTTGGAACAACAAAGATTGGATAGAAATATCTGCGCATGGTCACTTCCACGAAAGATCTATATTTGATCCAGACTTTAAAGCTTGTGAATTTTTAGAATTAGAAGATGAGTCTGCAGAGCACAGATTAAATCAGTGTTTAGAAGAGTGGGCTAAATTAGATTACAAACCCAAGGGTTGGAGAATGCCTGGATGGGCAGCAACACAAAGCTCTTTTGATTTTGTATTTAAAAATTTTGAGTATGCGGCTATGCATGAAAACATTAATGCTGATATACAAGTTCCAGAAGATTTTAAAACCTTTGCATTTAGTAGTAGTATTACGAACCAAACTCAATTATATATTAGACAAGATAATGAAGAAAATTACATCTATTTTCAGTCTCATATTTACGGTATAGATAATCAAAACAATTGGGATGAAAAAAACTTTGAACACTTTAAAAATACTCTAAATGTTTTACAAGAAAATGTAAAAGAAATGAACTTTACAACATATGGACAAATCAGTTAAAACAACCCAAAACACAAGCATACTTGAATTAGATAGGCTTCGTTACCCAGTTACAAACACCTCAATCGATCGTTATGTCATAGCCAATACTTGGACAAAAGGCCAAAAAGTTTTAGATGCCGCAACAGGATATGGTTATGGTGCAGGTATTCTTCTTTCATTGGGCGCAAAATCAGTTACAGGTATAGATATAGACGAAGAAGCAATAAAATATGCATCTGGACAATTTAAAAACGCTTCGCATGCAAAATTTAAAAAAGCTGATATATTTAATTTATATAAACATTTTGAAGAAAATGAATTTGATGTTTGCACATCAGTAGAAACCTTTGAACATTTGCCAAAAGAAAAAATTAATGAGTATCTTCAATCCATAGCAAGAGTAACTAAAGAAGTTTTGTTTATAACAACACCAAGAAGAAAAACTAAAGAATGGAAATATGACGGTGGCACACACCTCTATGAATACTCTCCCGAAGAATTTAAATCTGTTTTAGAAGAAAACTTTCCCGATAAACAAATAGGAATCTTTGGGATTTTAGAGCTTAACTTTGAAGCTTTTTTAAACGGAACTCAATTTAGCCAATGGGGTTCTACAGTATATTCCAATAACATAGATCAGTGTCAAGTCATGGTAGGTTTAGTTTATTTAGAACGAGTAGAAGAATGAAAAAAATAACATTTGTCATACCCTCTAGAAACAATCTAGAATTTTTACAGTTAGCTTATAAATCTATAAAAAATTTAAAAGGTGATCACGATATTTTGGTGCTTAATGACGCAAGCACAGACAATACACAAGATTGGATAGAATCTTTAGGCGATGATAACTTAATTACATACAACAATCCAGGACCCGAAAGAATAGGTATTGTTGGGATGTTTGATAAAGGTATAGAAATGGCTAAAACCGATATCATTATGGCTTTTCACGCCGATATGGTCGCCTCGCCAAATTTAGATGAAGCCGTTTTAAAACACTTAAAACCAAAAACAGTTGTAACAGCTACTAGAGTTGAACCACCATTACATCCCGATGGTAAAGAAAAAGTTGTACATGACTTCGGTTCAGAGATAGAAGATTTTGATTACAATAAATTTTGTGATTGGGCTAATAAATACGAACCCAAGCACGGCATTCCCACTACAAAAGGTGTTTTCGCTCCTTGGTGCATGTATAAAGAAGATTTTTTATCAATAGGTGGTCACGATGAATTATTTGCACCACAAAGTAGAGAGGATAGTGATTTATTTAATCGATTCATTTTAAATGGATATGAAACAATACAAACTTGGGAAGGTTTAGTTTATCACTTTACATCTAGAGGCAGTAGATTTAACAAACATAATGGCGTAAAAACAGGACAAGATTCAGAAGAGTGGAAAAAAACAAATTCAAAAAACGAAAGAAACTTTTTCAGAAAGTGGGGTAGCGATGTTTGTAATGATGAATTTTTAAAACCGATAGTATTACCTAAATACGACATAGGTATTATACTTTATGGAGCTAATTTAGAATTTATAGAATTACTCGAACCTCGCTGTTCTAACTTGTACTACGACATTTGTGTAGATGATATCCAACCTTATCTTGACAAAGAACAAAAAAACACTTTATATGATTTAAAGGATAGAGTAAAAAGCATAACAGAAAAAATAGATAATGAAATCATCATAGAGATTAACTGTTCATTGTTTAACAATAATGACTTTGCTATTATCAACAACTTTTCTAAAATTATGAAAGAAAATTCTCAAACAGGTACTTTTAAACTTGAAAATATGATAATTAAAGTATCATCTTTTAAAGAATACCAAGATTTACTAAAATGAAAAAAGCAATAGTTACAGGAGTTACAGGTCAAGTCGGTTCTTATATGGCCGAGTTTTTACTAAAGTTTACGAACGTAGAGGTTTACGGAGCAATTAGACGTTTAAGTGTCCCTAATCACCAACACATAGAACACCTCAAACTTAATCCACAATTTCATTTAGTAGAAATGGATTTAGGAGACGAACATAGCATTAATACATTAATCGAAGAAATTAAACCAGATTACTTTATTAATTTTGCAGCCAATTCTTTCGTAGGTTTAAGTTGGAAAATGCCCGTAAATCATTTTCAAAACAATACCATGGGAGTTCTACATCAACTAGAAGCTATTAGAAAACACTGTCCAAAATGTCGTTACTATAATGCAGGTTCTTCGGAAGAGTTTGGTGATGTAATTTATAGCCCACAAGATTTAAAACACCCCTCTAGACCTCGTAGTCCTTACGGTGCTTCTAAAGTTGCGGCTAGACAAATTGTAAAAGTGTGGAGAGATTCTTATGATTTATTTGCAATTCAAGGATATTTATTTAATCACGAATCAGAAAGACGTGGAGAAGAATTTGTTACTAGAAAAATTACCAAAGGTATTGCAAAAATTAAAGAAGCTATTGAGTCTGGAAAAGATTTTGAACCAATCGAGTTAGGAAACCTAGAAGCTCAAAGAGATTGGAGTCACGCTGAAGATTTCGTTAGGGCTGTTTGGCTTATGTTGAATGCCGAAAAACCAAAAGATTATCTTTTAGCTTCTGGCGAAACACATTCTGTAAAAGAGTTTGTTAACCTTGCTTTTAATTATGCTGAAATCGAAGGCGAAGAATACAAAGAGCTACCATATTCAGAAAGTTCTGGTGGCGGTTACGTTTCAGCTTATCGTTGGGTTGGCTCTGGAGAAGAAGAAATTTTATACTTTAGGGATAAGCCAGTCATAAAGGTTAATCCAAAATTTTATCGACCTGCGGAAGTCGAACTCCTTTTAGGAGATCCATCTGAAGCTCAAAACGAATTAAATTGGGAAAAAATAGTTGACTTTAAAACATTAGTTCGTAGAATGATAGAAAATGACATTAAAGAATCGAAAAGAAATTCTAGCCAGACTGATCGAGATTCCCGAAAAGGGAAAAAGACAGTTTTGGTCTAGAGAAATGATGTTCCTCAAAAAACTTGAGGAAAGATACTCTATTGAGTTTTTAAAAATCTTAACGTTTCCTAAAAAATATGACAGTTTAGCTTATATATACTCAAAAGAGTTAAGGGAGACAATGGATAGAAAATGGAAAAACTTTAACTTTAAAGTTGACTTATCAAAATATCCATCTTATAGTATAGGGGAAAAATCGGGAGAAGATTATGTACCCCAAAAGAACAAACTAAAAAATACAAAAACATTTTTAAATGAGTGATATAGATTCAGAAATATTAGACAAGTTTCTCAAAGCTAAAAAAGACGACCATTATAATTTTGAGAAATCAATTGATTACAAAGCATCAAGTGGCTCTTTGCAACTTGATTTAAACCTAAATGGTGGATTCGGACCAGGTCTACACAGATTTGTAGGAATGAATGAAGGTGGCAAAACCAGCGCCGCTTTGGAAGTAATGAAAAACATGCTCAACACACAAAAAAAAGCAAAGGGTTTCTACATCAAAGCTGAAGGTCGCCTATCTAATGAAATGGTGGCTAGATCTGGTGTTAAGTTTGTATACGACGCAAAAGAATGGAAAACCGGTACTTGCTTCGTCTTTGAAAGTAATATTTACGAGGTTGTCGTTGATGCGATCAAAACTTTAGTAGAACAAAATGAAGATGAACACCAATATTGCTTTATTCTAGATTCGGTGGATGGTTTAATTTCTAAACAAGATATAGATAAATCTTTCTATGATTCTAACAAAGTTGCAGGTGGAGCTGTAATTGCAGCTAACTTTATGAAGAGAATGTCCATATCTCTTGCAAAAAGGGGTCATATGGCTATTTTTATCAGTCAAGTGAGGGCAGATATCAAATTAGATCCATACACAAAGGCTCCGATACGTCAAACGTCAGCAACGGGCGGTAATGCTTTATTACACTTTGCCAACTATATTATAGAGTTTGAGCCAAGATTTAAATCTGATTTAATGCTACAAAACCCATCTATTAAACAACCAGATCCCAAAACCAACCCCATTATTGGACATTGGGCAAAGGCTACAATTAAAAAATCACCCAACGAAAAAACTAATAATACAATCGCTTACCCAATTAGGTACGGTAGAACTGGTGGAAAATCTGTTTGGGTAGAGAAAGAATTGGTTGATTTGCTTTATATGTGGGAATTTGTTACCAAAAAAGGTGCTTGGATTACAATTGAAGAAGAATTTAGAGAATTGGTAGAAGAATCCTCTCCAGATCTACCAGAAAAGATACAAGGAGAAGCTAATCTATTTAAATTAATCGAAGAAAACGAAGCTCTTTGCAGTTTTTTAATCGATTATTTTAAAAAAAATATAGCAGAACTAGTGTAATGTGAACTTTATAACCTTATACGGTAAAGAAAAACCTGTTAGAAATGCACACAGGTACAAAATCAAATGGAATGGAAAATGTAGAAGCAAATTCCAACGTACAGTAAGATCTTATTTGTACAAACATTGGCGCTACGATGCCGTATATGAGGAGTTTAAGGTAGCGGGCACTCAATTAAGCCTAGATTTCTACAATCATACCAAAAAAATAGCAATTGAAGTGCAGGGAGCTCAACATTTGCAGTTTGTTAAGCATTTTCACAAAACCAGAGCTAATTTTGTACGTCAAATACGTAGAGATAACAAAAAAATAGAATTTTGTGAACTAAATCAGATCAAACTGATAGAAATTTACCCAGATGATGAATTATCCGAAGAATATTTTGATAAAATCCTGTCTATAGTGTAAATTATACGATGGCTTTAAAGTTTAAAAATTTCAATTTACCAGAAAAAGTCCTTAATGAATTGTATGAATTAACAGGTAAAGAAGGGGCTTACAAGGGTTTAGTTTTAGCTTATGCATCAGAAAATGGCGAACCAGTAATATTTAGTAAATTTGACTCAACAGTTGTGGAATACGCATTACAAAAAGCACTAGAGCAATATTTACAAGAAAATGAGGCTACTTTACTTTTAGACGATCCAGAGCAATAAAAACTTGACAAATCAATTTTATCTCTCATAATAACCCGTATGATATATAGTTATGAGATAGAAAAACAGATACTTGCGGTATTTATACAGAAACCCAAGTTATTAGTAAATTATTTAAACATCATTAATCAAAATGATTTTTTTGCAGAACGCTCGCTTTTACACAAAACATTATTTACTGTCTTAAAATCGGCTGTTCAAAAGGGAGAGAGTATTGACGAAGTTATTCTTACCCAAAGAATTAAAGATTTGGGGATTAAGTTTGAGGAAGATATCAATGTTTTGGATTATGTAAGGTCTCTTTCAATGAGGAAGATTCATGGAGATGATAAAATACAATCTAGTATTCAAGAACTTAAAAAGTTAAGTGCTAGAAGAAGCATCTCTAAATCAGCTGAAAAGATTATAGATTCAATGAAATCTATAAGTGCAGAAGTTCCTTATAGTAAAATTTTAGAAAATGCAGACCAAATATTCAACAAGAATATAAATCTATTTGAGGTCGGTACAAATGTTCCAGAAAACATTTATGACGAAATGGAATCATTTATAGAAGATCGTGGTAATAATCCAATGACCGAGTTTGGTATGATGGGTCCGCACGAAAAAATCAATGATATATACGGCTCTCTTTTAAGGCCTGGAAACATTACAGTTATTGTAGCTCGATCTGGTGTAGGTAAAACACAATTCTGTATGGACTATGCAACAAAGGTTGCATCAACTTACGATGTACCAGTCTTACACTTCGATAATGGAGAAATGAGTAAAGAAGAGCTTATAATTAGACAATGTTCTGCTTTCTCTGGAGTGCCTTCATATTTACTAGAAAGTGGTAGGTGGCGTCAAGCTGGAGACGATGTAGTTCAAAAGGTTCGTGAAGTTTGGCAAAAGGTTAAAAAACTAAAATTTTACTACTACAATGTTGGTGGTATGGATGTTGATCAGATGATTAACACTTTGAAGAGATTTTATTATTCCAAAGTCGGAAGAGGTAATAGAATGGTTTTTAGTTTTGACTACATCAAAACAACATCAGAAAAAAGCCAAAAAAATGAGTGGCAGATTGTAGGCGAAATGGTGGATAAATTCAAGAAATGTATTCAAAAAGAAATACTAGAAGATGGTTCTCCAGTCATACCTATGATTACTTCAGTACAATCAAATCGTAGTGGTATCACAAACAATAGAAACTCACAAAACATTGTAGATGATGAATCTGTAGTTTCTCTATCTGATAGGATTACTCAATTCTGTTCTCACATGTTTATTTTACGACAAAAAACAAATGATGAGATAGAAAACGAAGGTTCTTCATTTGGAACACATAAATTAATTAATGTTAAGTCTAGACACTTGGGTAAAGATATTGCAGGTGCAATAGAACCCGTTCAAGTAAACGACAACTTGAGAAGAAACTTTATTAATTTAGAATTTAGAAACTTTAATATATCTGAAAAAGGAGACTTACGGGATATCGTAAGCTTCAGAGAAAGTGGTGGAGATTTACAAATGTCAATAGACGATTCGGTTCCTAGCTTTGACGACATCTAATATGAATTATCAACAATCTTTAGAGAAATTAGGCTATAAGCTTCAAGATTGTGGCAATCATTGGAGAACTAGAGCTATATATCGCAATGGTAAAACAAGCACTTCTGTTTTAGTGTACAAAGATACTGGGGTATGGAGAGATTTTGGGGTAGATAGTGAACCTAAACCATTTCAAGCGCTAGTAAAGCAAACTTTAAATACTGAAGACCCCAATATATTAAAAGAATACTTTGATGCTAAATTAATTGGCGAATATAAACCTAAACCCAAAGAAGAAAAAATAGAAATGGAAAAAATTTATCCCAAATCTTCATTAGACAAGCTCTTACCTATAAGAGATTTTTACGAGAGAAAAAACATTAGTAAAGAAACACAAGAAACTTTTGAATGTGGTTATGCTGGTGGAGGTAAAATGTATAGGCGTATAGTTTTCCCAATTTACGACTTAAACAATCAAATACACGGATTCTCTGGTAGAACTGTTGTGGAAGGCGATAATATACCAAAATGGAAACATATGGGTCGCAAAACGGATTGGGTTTACCCACACCACCTAGCCTACAACAATATAGAAGAGACCAATGAGGTTATTCTAGTAGAAAGTATTGGAGATTGCATGGCTTTATATGAAGCTGGATTTAAAAATGTTTTAATGCTCGCTGGTCTGGACATCTCATCTAAACTAATGGCATATTTAAATACTTTTTCATTGGACAAAATTATTGTTTCAATGAACAACGACAAACACAAAGAAACAAATTCTGGTGGACAAGCTACAGTTAAAACTGTCGCTAAATTAGCCCAAATATATGACTTAAATCAGATATGCGTTAACCCACCATTAGAAAATGATTTTGGAGAAATGTTAGAAAAAAACCCATCTAATATTAGTATGTTTACACAGTGGTACGATAGACGAAACAAGTGGAATTTATCAAACAGTAACACCCAAAAATGGATTACAGAAGAGATAAAGAAAAATAGCAACTTGTCAAAAAATGCTAATTGTAAAAAACTAATTAAAATATTAAATTCGTGAAAAAGGTAGTAATATGGAGAGTTCTCTCAATAATTTTGTGCACCCTAATGGCTAGGATGTGGTTTGGGGATTGGCATGTCACCCTTTTTGGTATTTTCATTTCGTTTGTGATGACTATTGTTCATTACTATTTCGAAAAAATTTGGGACATTTATGGAAGTTAAATTATCAGCAAGTCGCATCAAAACAGCGCAGTCATGTAGTTGGATATATTGGAATAAATATGTTCAAAAATTACCAGATACTAATAATGATGGCGCTAAAAGAGGAACTGTTTGTCATAACGTATTCGAACACCTTTCAAAACAAAAAACAAAAACCCAATTTAATAAAATTGTAAAAGCTAAAGACCCATTTGCGGCTAAAGCGGTCAAGGACTTAATTATGGCTGATGCCACAGAGCTTGGCGTCACAGACGAAGATAATATGACTTTAATAAAACAAATGATTTTAAATGGTTTGAATTGCAACTTTCATGGGGAAGATTTAGGAATACCAGATGAAGCCCACGCAGAATTAGACTTTGATATAGAAAAAAATGGTTACCACATTAGAGGTTTCATAGATCAATTGTTTTTATACAAAGAGAAAAAAATAGCAATAATAAGAGATTATAAAACAAGCAAAAAAATATTTGAAGGTAAAGAAAAAGAAGACAATCTACAAGACTACATTTATTGCCTAGCCGTCAAACATCTTTTCCCAGAATACGTTAATAGAAACTCTGAATTTTTATTTTTAAAATTTAATTTGAAAAAAGAAGGGTTACTGAAAATGAAACCCTTGGACGAAGATGACCTAGAAGGTTTTGAAATACAATTAGCTAACATTCAAGAGTATTTAGAAAACTTTGACGAAATAGATGCCAACTCAAATTTTGCATACGATAAAGGTTTTCCAGATGATGGTTCTTTTGGTGGCAAACTTCAATGTGGATTTGCAAAAGAAAAAGGTCAACTTAAAAAAGACGGTTCTCTTATGTGGCATTGCCCCTTTAAGTTTGATTTTTACTATGTCCAAATTTTTGACAAAGACGGAGAGTTTATGTCGTCTTGTTTCCAAGATGAGTTTGAAAAGTCTATGATTCCAGAAGGTGGCAAATCCTTTGTAAAATATTATAAAGGTTGCCCCAAACACTTGACAAATTGATATTACCATTTATATTGGTGATATGATTCCATTATTTAAAACACATTCTTCTATAGGTAAAAGCATTTTACGAATAGATGATGTACACGAGTTAACAAAAGACTTCGAAGAGGTTTACTTCGTCGAAGATAATATGACAGGTTTCCCAGAGGCCTTTAGAAAGTTTGAAGATAGGTTACGTTTTGGTTTGCGTTTCTCTATGTATAACGATGACCATAGCGAAGAATCCGAAAGTAAAATGGTTGCATTTGCAAATGGTGATGCTGGAGCTAAAGAGTTGTATAACCTTTATACACAACAGTCAGATATTAAAATAACGAAGCCTTGGGATTCAACCAGCAATTTACAATATGTTGTTCCGTTTTATGACTCTTTTATACATAAAAATCTAACAACTTTTTCTAATTGTATAATTGATTTACCAAGCAATGTTCCGTTTCTGATAGAGGATAACAATCTTCCCTTTGATTGTTTGATTCACGAAAAAATACTAAAATATTGCGAAAATCACTCAAATGAACTAATACAAGCTAAATCTATATATTACCGAAAACAAGAAGATGTTTTAGCTTTCCAAACTTACAAACTAATATGTAACCGCAGGATAGGTAGAAGTTACGATCTATCAAACCCTGGACTAGACCACTTTGGCAGCGACCAATTTTGCTTTGGATCATGGAAGAATTACTTCGATACAACTTTAAACAACGCTATATAGTTTTCGATACCGAAACGGAAGGTTTAAATCTAATTACATCTAAACCTTGGCAAGTAGCTTGGATTGAATGTGAGGGCAAAAAAGTAGTTAAGAAACATAACCGCTTTATCAAATGGGATAACCTCAACGTTTCTCCAGAGGCGGCTAGAGTAACTGGGTTTGATCGTGATCACTATGAATCAGTCGCTGAAGATCCAAAGACCGTATGGAAGGATTTTCAAAAAGCTCTTTACGACAAAAAAAATCTTATTGTTGGTCAAAACATTTTGGGTTACGATATCTATATACTAAATGTTTGGTGTAGAAAAATGGGTATCAAGATAAACCATAAGGATTACATCAACCGTTGTTTCGATACAAAGTCTGTAGCAATGGCGATAGCTAAAGAGAATAAAAATCCAGATAAAGATGATTTACTTGCTTGGCAATTGAGATATCTCAATTATAGAGAGCGTGGCTTAAAAACAAATCAGAAATATCTATTACAGCATTACGGTATTGACTTTGATGAAACAAAGCTACATGATGCTTTATACGATATAGAAAAAAACTTCGAAATATTTCAAAAACAAATATGGGAATTAGAAATTTAGAATCATTTAAACAACCAATGCCAGTTGGTGTTAGATTACCAGAGATCGAAGTAGAACAAAGATTCTATGATGAGCTAGGTATCTCTAATACATCATCTAACTACGATTTACTTCGTGAGTTATGCTTAAAGGGAGTCAAGCAAAGAGGTATAGATAAATTAGATAATAAACAAGAATACTATGATAGAGTTAAAATGGAATTATCTGTTTTACAAGAGCTTGGATTTATTGATTACATACTCCTAAATTGGGATATTTTAAACTTTTGCCATGAGAATGATATACCAACTGGGCCAGGTCGTGGTTCTGCCGCTGGCTCGTTGGTATTATTTTTACTAAAAGTAACAAATATTGATCCGATCAAATATGACCTGTTTTTCGAGCGATTTGTGTCCAAAAGCAGAGCTAAAAAGACTGTTGTTGACGATATAACGTACCTAGACGGCTCTTTGTTGGCTGACGTGGACAATGACATCAGTTACGATAGAAGAGCCGAGGTAATCAAATATATTGAAGAGAAGCATAAAGGTAAGACTTGCAAAATACTAACTTTAAACACATTGAGCAGTAAATTATGTGTAAAAGAGTGCGGAAAGATTGTAGGGGGATTCTCGGAAGAGGAAGTTAATGATATTAGCGCCTCTATTCCAAAGCAGTTCGGAAAGGTATTTAAGCTACAAAAAGCTTATGATGAAAGCGAAAAACTCAAAAAGTTTTGCGATGACAACCCCCAAGTATTTAACATTGCCAAAAAACTAGAAGGATTAAACAAGAATACTGGCGTTCACCCATCTGGGATTGCTATTAGTTTCTATAATATAGAAGAGGTAATGCCTATGCAGAAAACTAATGATGGAAATTATGTTTCTGGATATGACATGAACGATGTAGCATCTTTGATGGTAAAATTCGATATCCTAGGATTGCGTACTTTATCTGTTGTTTATGATACATTAAAACAACTTGATATGGACATAAATACTATCGATGTCGAATCATCAGACATATATGAAAACTTCAAATTCATTGAGGCACCAAAGGGTCTCTTCCAGATTGAAGCGGATACAAACTTTAAAGCAGCTAGAAAAATTGCTCCTCGCAATCTTGAAGAACTATCTGCCGTGGTTGCTATTGCTCGCCCTGGTGCACTTGATTATTTAGATACATATGCAAGCTATGTAAAAACAAGCGTGTTCAATTCCGTTCACGAGTTTTTTGATGATATACTGTCATACACCGGTGGGATTCCCCTCTATCAAGAGCAGTTAATGCAGATGGCTGTTAAAGTTGGTTTTACACTTGATGAAGCGGAACAAATTAGACGTATTGTTGGTAAAAAGAAAGTAGACCAAATGCCAGTTTGGAAAGCTAAAATCGAACAAAAGGTAGAGGAAAACAATTTACCGAAACAAGTCGGAGATGTTCTTTGGAAAGTAGCGGAAGATTCAGCTAATTACTCCTTCAATAAATCTCACTCTATTAGTTATGCTACACTTGCGGCTTTAACAACATACCTTAAATTTAACCATTCAAAAGAATTTTTCCTTTCATTGCTTAAAATGACAAAGCATGAGCCAGATTCTCATGCAGAGATATCATTAATTAGTCAAGAATTATGTTTGTTTAATATGAAGCTATTGCCACCCGATTTATCTAAATCAAAAATAGAGTTTTCTATTGAAGGTAAAGATATTAGATATGGTCTAAATAGCGTTAAGGGTGTTTCAGAAAAAACTTTAGAAAACATCGTTGGCTTTAGAGACTCTCAATTAATTGAACAAAATAAATATGATGTGTTTTTATCTGCAAAAGATTCTGGAATTAATATCGGTGTTTTATCTGGATTAATTCAAGGTGGTATGATGGATTCTTTTTGCGATAATTCTAGTGGTGTTCCAAATCGTTGTAGACTTGTTTTAGAGGCTCAAGCATTTAATTTATTAACTCACAGAGAGAAAAGAAACTTTACCAAACTTGGAGAAAAATTAAACTACGACATATTAAATTCAATAGCGTTTGTTAGAAAAGAAAATTATCCAGCGGATGATGGCAAACCAATTATGAAAGAGTCTAGATTTAAGACTTTCAAAAGAGATTACGATAGATATCGCAAAATATATGACAAAAACAAAGAACATTTAGTTTTTGCTAATTGGTATTTTGAGCGTAAGTATTTAGGCTACAGCCACTCTAATGAAATTAAAAATGTTTTTCAAGACACACAAAATGTTGTTAACAGTCTAGAACTCAAGTCAGTTCAACAAAC